TCATTAAAGCAGGATGCATTGTGGGAGAACCTCCTGTAATCATCATTTCTTTAACTTGTGGATTAGCATCATATATGTCTACAATGTCTTGAAAGCAGAATGTGCCTTTTTCTGGATGGATACTTGTGTACCATGAGTCACACCAACCTCCTTCACCAAAATAACATCGATGAGTACATCCGGTTGTTCTTACTGCTATTGTGGGCCGACCGAATCGGCTTCCTTCACTTTGCACACATCTGTATACTTCTAATACAGGTAATCTTTTACTATAATCTTCTATTCGTTTCATACTAGAATGGGAGGTCATCGGCAGGGCCGACATTACTATTGGTAACATTTATTAATTCATTTAATTTATTTTCTAATCGATCGACTTTTTCACGTAACATAATAAACTGATCTTGACGTACTAATATCTGTTCTGGTCGTTTATATATACCGTCTAAAAAGTGTACTGGCCATGTTGCAACTGATTTATATTTATCGGTTTGCATTTCTTCTGGTAATAGCTTGGTTCCTGGTTTAATACCCTTACTTGCTGCTAGTTCCGCAACCTTAATACCCTCGTCAGATTTAGAAGTAGATCGACCTAAATAGTCATATAAAGATACATATACAGTTTTACTCATAACTTGCCGAATTTCTTTCGTGTTCATAAACTTCTACTTTACTGGCTCTTACACGGCCGTCTGTTTCTTTAAGCAAGAATCCATTAATAACCTTGTACAAAAACTCTGCAAACTTTTCGCATCCAGTATCATCAATAACTCTGAGCTGAATAATACCTTGTGCATCCATCATTCTGAATGAATCTAACTCTGGGTCGTCATTTGCTATGATTACCGTGTGATCTAATAACCACGCAAAATATTCTTTAGGAGCATATCCGTTTATTTCATGTTTAGATCGTTTCATACCACCAAAGTCAAATACCCAGTTGCGATGATCTAGTTCACCTTCAAACCATACTCGAAATGATAGTGCATATCCATGTAGATAACTACAATGAGTATCTGTTGCTTTCCATTGTCGGAAACAAGTTGAGTATCCGTCAAATAATTTAGTTGATGTAAATTTAGCCATTATATCCTTTTGCAAATTCATAAAATTCTGCTCGAGTCGCATCATCATCTTTAAATGCACCTGTCAGTTTGCTTGTCTTCATTGAAGCACCACCATGTTTAACACCTCTACACTGTACACAGTTGTGAGTAGCTTCGATCATAACTGCTACTCCATTATTGTCATTAATAATAGTGTTAATCGAATTGTGTATAGCAACAGTTAATTGTTCTTGTATAGCACCACGTCTTGCAAAATGCTCTACTAATCTATTCAATTTACTCAAACCGATTACTTTGCTATCCGTGCCTGGTATATATGCTACGTGAACTTTACCTATTATAGTCTGATGATGATGTGAACACATACTAGTTAATGGAATACCACCTTCAAATACCATACCATCATAACCATCACTTGGAAATGCTGTTATATCAGGAGCTCCATTGTATCTACCTGCCCAAAGATCATTTACATATGCTTTAGCTACACGATGTGGAGTATTATCTGAATTTGGGTCATTTCTCCAATCACACTTAAGTGCATCTAAAAACAAACCAAACGCATTTGCTGCAGCATTAATCATTGTAGCCTTCTGATTTTCAGTAAGAGGACCACCTTTTGCTACACCATTGGCAAAGCCTTCTTTTACTAATTCAATACTTTTCTTTATTGTCATAACTTCTTTCATTATTAATAATATAATATATTTTATTGGGTTTTCAAAGTTTTTTCATCTTTTTTATTTTTTGGGTAATAAGGACAATGTCGACATCCATTACCACAACAATAACCTCTCCTAGTATGATATGATTCTGTCATAACCCGATATCCATTTTCATAGTAAAAATCAGTAGAAAGGAGCTTGTTTCCAAACTCCCTCACATACTGTTGATAAATCCAATCTGATCCTAAATTGATCATCATTTATTTTCCTTCTGCTACCGATGCTTTTCTATAATCTGTAACTAGTTTCTTAAGTTCACCAACTGCTTTTCTAGCTTGTTGTTGTGACTTTTTTGTTGTTCCATTATGGTGTCCTTCAAACTCATTCCATAAATCCAACATTGTTTCGAATAACTCTTGTTTGTTCATCGTACTTCTTTTTTTTTTGTTAATAAAATTAATTAATTTCTGGTTATGTAATTTCACAAGCGCCACCAGCACACGCTAATTCTCCTGATAAATCTGTATCGTCTGATAATTCTACGATTTTAGACAAATCTATATCTTTAAGTGTCAACATCATTTCGTTGTATGTTGATTCAGTGCAATCTTCAAATGGAGCTTGAACATATGTTCCTCCGTCATATGGTAATACTGATAATCCATTATAATGTTGTCGGTTTTGCCACATCCAATCTCCTGCTATATCCCATTCCTCAGCTTTAAGTGAAACTGTTGCCGATACATTGTGTGTGTTGTTACCTGTACGATGACCCGGCTTAACCCAGTCTAAATGTACTTTCTTAATTCTGTCTAATAATGCAAATGGAGATTCAGTTCTCATAATTGCACCTTTTGGTGCTTTTTGTGGAATACTGATAACTGCAGTGTCATGTGGACGAAAATATTCATCTTCAATAAGCTCTGGATGATTGGTTGCTAAATACGTATATATTGCTTCATTTTTACCAACTCTTACCCGTCTGATATAATAATCATTGTGCCATGCGTGGATACCAGAACTTGTACCTAATGCCAACGATGTTGTTCCAGCTGGTTTAACCGTTGTTGTTCTAGCACTTTCATTAATACCTAATATTTTTGCTACTCTTGAATTTTCTGTTTTAACAATTTCAGCAGCTGCAGTCATATCATAGCCTAATACTGTACCTGAGCCAATGCCTGTCATCGATACCCCAATTAACGCATCTTTTTCGGTGGTTCTTTGCCAAATTGGTCTTAAATAATGGAATTCTGTATACCCAGCTTGCAGTGTACCTATAAATGCTGCGGCTTTTACTCGGTCTTCAAAATCTTGTTGCGATTCAATGTCAGATGCATTAACTTCACATAAGTTGCAGAACTGAAAAGGACGTAATGCAATTTCACAACATGGATTAGTTCCCCAATCTTTGTCATTTGTTAAATATATACCTGGTTCTCCAGCACCTGACAATTCTACTCGTTTCCAAAGATTCATAAAGAATGATTTGGTTAATTTGTGTCGCATTAATGCTGCTGAGTTATTGGCTCTGCCGCGCTGTGGATTTGTTTCCCACCAATTCCCAGACTTACATGCAATCATATCCTCATCGTCGGCACTAAACAAACTAATAAGTGCTGCACGCCTAATACCTCCTGCCAAGACAGCATCTGCAATATGACAAACCATGTCATGTACTTCAATTGGTGATAAGCTTTCGCCGTCATGTTTAGCATCTAATATTCCTTGTACTTTAATTAAGCATTCTTTTAATGGTTGTGGTCCGGGGGCTTTACCTCCTGACGTTACTAGTCTTGCGCCTTTTGGTCTAATATCCGAAAAGTCAAATTTTAATTTTGATGTTCCTTGAAAATAACTTTTTACAAGAGCTTTAACTGCGTCTGCCCATCCTTCAATTGAGTCTGCAATTAAAAATCTTCTTGTTCTGTCTAAATTTGGTTTTCTAATTTCTGGTAATTTTTCGACATGATGTTTTTGCACAGAATAACCAACGCCAGTACCACCTAATAATAAAAACATTGTTTCGCCAAAAGCTCTGTAATCGTCAATTGGAAGATATGCACAGTTATAAATTCGGTTAGGGGAGATTTCTATAGGTTTACCACCAAATTGCAATGAACGCATTGAAGGCAATACTTTTTTGGCATAAACATATTCATATGCTTCCATTATTTCTTTGCGTAGTTTAGGATATCGTTCTATGTGCATATCTCGGTTACGGTCTACTAATTCATCCCAAGTCTCGCGTCGCTCGAGGTCTGGGCTATACTTTGCATACTTCATGTATACTGTGATATCACTCAAAATTTTGTTTGAAATCTCCATTGGTTGTAATCTCCTTGTTTTTTATTAACGAATTTTTATTAGATGAAAAAAGCCCAACTTAATGTCGGGCGTTTTGCTTATATAAATATGACACTATCCTAACGTTCCACCTAGATCTTTAAACTTTTGCGCAAGATTTTTTTTCACCATATTTTCTCCTGTTTTCATAACTTGTGTAGTTTGCTTTCCTTGTGCAGTTTGTGGTTCAAAAAATTGAAACTGACCATTGTTTGTGTTTATTTTACATGGTAGTGTTATACCATCTGGACCGAACCGATTTTTAATTACATGACCACGACCAGTTCCTGACATTTTATCTTCTACTTTTCTGGAAAGTGACATTAAAAAGTCTGCTACCATTACTTTACCATATGACGATGCAATTTTGTCTGCTTCAATAACATCTTCTTCTAATGCAGATCTACCTGCTTGTGATGCTGTCCAAACTGGTATTTCATATTCGCCAGCCATACCACGCATTTCTTCATATAATTCTTCTAATGCTTCATGTTTATCTTTTTTAGTGTTTACCTTTAAAAGATCACCATAATCTATAATAACAAGATCTGGACTATTTCCTAACATAATGGTTTTTTCTATGTGAGCCTTGATACCCATTACTCCTATAGATTTAGTCGGATAGTGTTTTATAATTAACTCACCTTTCAACGTGTCCATTTTTTCTTGTATGTCTTCCTGATAGTTTTTCAAGTTCTGTGCATTAATACCAGTTACCACAGAATCATATCGTTGACCTACATAGTTTTCATTTAGTTCCAATGTATAATGAATAACAGTTTTGCCAGCTTTTACAGCATTTGCTCCTATATTGATAAGCAACCAAGACTTACCAATACCAGCAGGAGCCATTACTACTCCTAATTCTCCTGGTGCAAGTCCACCATCCATTAAATCGTCAATAACATCCCAACCAGTTGTCATTGTATGCCGTGCAGCTTCATCATAACGAACGGCTACATTGTCTTTGTATTCTAATCCTATATCAGTGTCAGCACCAGCTTTCATAGCACTATCCATAATGCTTTTAATTTCATCGTAACTACCCATCTTGAGTAATCCGACACTATCCATTATAGCTCTTTTAATCTCTTGATTCTTGCAAAATTTGAGTATTTCGTCTTTAACAAATTTAAGGTCGTCTGATTCCATGTAACGAAAAACTTCCTTTAATTGTTCTAATATGGCGGTCTTAAGCACATCATTCTCTATGCCAGTAACTTTAACTTTTAATACGTCTTTTGAGGGAGGAGCTTTATATTCTCGGAAATGATCCAATATAACGTCTAACAGCCAACTATTAGCATCTGACTCAAAATAGTCTGCTTGTATAATATCAGTTATTTGTTGTAAAAATATTCTGTCCGTAAACATTGCGGCTAAAACTTTTACTTGGAAGCTCCAACCATATTCACTTAATTTATCTGTCATATTAGATAATAATAAAAATTAAAATAAAATCAAATCATTTCTGTGTTTGTTTTGCAAATGCATCTAAAGACAGCCAGGTACGAGTCAACCAATCTGGAAGATTCTTCATTACTGCCCACATCTTGTCTTCATAAAACAATCTTTGAAATTCAGCACGATTCAATCCAGATACAGATTGATCCATTATGCCTCGTATTTTAGAAGATACATTTGCAGATATATCCAAAAGTTTTATGTCCATGAGTTGCCAATTCTTTTCAAGAGTTTCTCGATGATCTAAAATTTTCTGATATTGTTTAGTTTCAGTTAGAAGAGTGTTGCTTTTTTCAAATAGCTCATCTAATGTAACTTGACGCTGATTTGCAATTTCTGGAATAAGTTTCAATATCGTCTTTGGACCTATTCCTGCTACGCCTGGTATATTGTCTGACTTATCACCAGTAAACGATCTATATAAAACCATGTTGCTAGGATGTACGCCAAACTCATCTATGATTGCTTGGGTGTCATACATTTTCTTTTTGATAGGAGACCACACTTGAATACGGTCATCTACTAGTTGATAGAAATCTCTATCGGTTGAAACAATTGTAATCTTCTTACATGTTTCTGTGTACATTTGTGCTATATATGCAATAGTGTCATCTGCTTCTATTCCATCCATAGCCAAAAAAGTTACAGGCAAGTTGTCTAAATATGAAACCAACCGACTAAACTGTTTACGCATTGATTCTTGCTCATCTTCTATGCTTGTTTCATGATGATCAAATCTTCGCAGTTTGGTCTTATTGGCTCGATTTGCCTTGTAACCTTTATAAATTTTTCTTCTTTTAGCGTTACCGCCACGTCCATCAAATGCAATAACACATCTGCTTGGTTTAAAGTCTCTGACAGTTTTACCTATAGAATACAAGAATCCAGTTATACCACCTATATGGTCACCATCTTCATTGTATGCCGGTGTTGCCCCAAAACTTCGAATAAAGGTATTGAGCCCGTCAAATACCATGATGTGATCATTAGCATCCTTTGGGCTCGTTTCCTTTTCTTTTTGTAACTCTTTAAATAATCGTTGATACTTATTCATTATCCTTCTTCATCAATTACTTCTTCATCAATAACAACGTCATCGATTCCTCCGTCTACACCTGCCTGATATTTGAAGATATAAGCATCGCAGATTCTTTTGTATAACCGTTCTTTTGCTTCAGGATTTTCCATTACCTTACTAACAAAATCTTTGCTCTGGAATTTCATTTCTCCAAAGACTTCTCCAGTTTCATGATCTACATCTTCCAATGTGTACCATGCTCCTGCTTGTTTAACCAATTTGAATTTCTTCATTAGGTTCAACCAACCACCGAAATTGTCAATACCACTATCATAATAGATTTCATAATCAATCTTACGATGTGGTGGACCCATACGGTTTTTAACTACCTGCACGCTTGTCTTGCTACCCACTACTTGTTCTGCACCATTAACTGTTGCTTTAATCTGACCGGTATTTTTTAATCGCAGTCTAACAGATGCATGGAAAGGAATTGCCTTACCACCCGATGTTGTCCACTGATCTCCAAATGACACGCCCATTTTAACTCTGAGTTGATTGGTGAATATTAAACAGATTCGTTCTCGAGCAATCCAATTTGTAACCTTACGCATTGCTTTAGACAGAATAATTGATTTGGAGGTTGCATAACCATCTTTGTCATATTCTGCTGCTAACTCAATTTTTGTAGATGCACCCATTATAGAGTCTACTACAATAGTTACCAATCTGTCTTTGTCTGATTTACGTACCCCATCCACAATAGTTTCAATTGTTTCAAAAATTTCTTCTATTGTTTCAAGAGGTACATATAACATAGTCTTCAAATCGGCACCGATTGCAGTTAAGAATTCTGAACTAGTTGCGGACTCTGTGTCTATATACACTGCAAGTCCACCTTTCTTTTGTGTTTCTGCCAAGGTGTGTGCTGCTAGCAATGATTTACCCGACGCTTCTAACCCTGTTATTTCGGTAATTCTACCAACAGGAAATCCTCCATTAGGTCGATTAGATATTGCTATGTCTAATGAATCACATCCTGACGATATCCACTCAGTAACATTGCTTGGCGAATCTTCATCGCCTGCAAGAAAGAATGCTGTCTTTAACGCTTGACCTTTAAACTGTTTGTTTATACTCTCGGCCAATGTGTTTGCTAACGCATCTTCCAGTTCGTCCTTACTTTTGCTTTTTTTCTTTGCCATTTAAAGACTCCTACTTGTTAAATAAATCGTTGAATGCTGATGCTACATCTGTTTGCTTTTCTTCGGTTTTGGCTTCTGCTTTTTCCTCAGTTTTTGCAGATGTATCTGTTTTGGTGTTAGATGATGTATCAACGTCTGCACTGTCATCTTCCGGATTCATCCACTCTTTAAGAGCCGTTTCTAACTCTTCATAAGTTGGTTCTGGAAAGATGTCTGTGATTACAGGCTGATTCATAATCTTCTCTGCAATACCTTTATCTTCGGTTGCAGGTGTTGTGTTAGGTTTAACACGAATTGTAGTCTTTGGATATCCTCCGCCTTCTGCAGGAATAAACTCTACGTCAATGTCACGACCATTCATTAAGTCGGTGATATCACCATAGTCTGGATCAGACACAATAGAAAGTAATTCTGTGTAGATCGTTTTACCGAATCCCCAAAATTTGACACCTTCTGCTTCTTTACCGCGAACGATAACAGGAACATAAGTTCTCATTTTAGGTTCAATTTTACGACCCATCAGCCACTCATCTTTGTCTCCAGTCTTCTTGAGTTTTTCTGCAAATTCAACTACCGGGTCTGCATTACCAAATGATACTGGTGATAGCATTGACCTTTTGGCAATGTCATAATGAAAATACAATTCTAGAAATGGATTGTCTTTGCGGTGAACGTAAGGTACAATTCTTACTCTTGTTTTTGGTCCAGCTTCTGGTTTCCAAAGGTTGTTACGACGATCGTCGGTTTTGTTTAATTGGTTAAGTTTTGCCTTGATGGCGTCTAAGTTAAGTCCCATTTAAGTACTCTTTTTTTGTTAAGTTATTAATTTATGTTATTTATTAATTATATATTAGATAATTAAATCGTTAAGTCCAAGTAATTGTTTAATTTTTTTATTGTTTTTTTAGTCACGCATTTTGTCTAAGTTGCTCTTTAATTCTGAAATGAAACGATCATAATTATGTGTTCCATAACTGTCTTCAAGCACCCTAGCAACAGCAAATGCAAGATCTTGATACGTCATTGAGCTATTGATGTTGTTAATTGCATCGTAAATATCTTCAGCTAATTGTTCTCCCGTTGGATTTGCATCCATTTTGGTATAACTATCATCACCACCCATTTTCTTATATTCTTCTTGATCAATTTCTTTTATATTAGATATTTCAGTGTCTGCAGATATACCAACTTCTCCCCGTTGTCTTTGTGCCTCTGCACTATAATATTTACCGTTTACCGACGCAACAACTAGTTGAATGCCATCATATTCATCGACTACTTCCCAATCGCGCGGAGAAATATTTGGTTCTGATTGTTCGTGTATTTTTTGAACATCTTTTAATGTTGGTAATGGTTGTCCAGCTTTACGATCCCAAGCATATCCTTCGAGTAATGGTTTAAGTTTCATGTTATTCTTTTTATTAAAATCCAGGTACTTCATCAAATCCTTGACCGGGGTTTTTTCTTTTTAAATAGTAACCAATCTCTCGGTCATCGATACCATACTGTTTGGCTACTTGTGGATCTTCAATTTCCATATCTTCAATGTTACCGTCTTCATCAAATATCATTTTTAAATCTATGGTAGTTCCGTCTTGTATTAGTATTTCGCAATCTGCTTTAAATTCACTACTCTCTAATCTAGTTTGATCATATGCAGGATTTCCGTCGTCATCCGTTTGATTGGTAGACTCGGCATCTGCTATTAATTCTTGGATACCATCAGTGACTCTGTCTTTTGTTAACAATGTTTCTGGTTTGAATGGTAACCAAACCTGATTGAAATTGGTGCTACCATCAATGCTATTGATAAATATTTGAATTCTTGCTGCATCAGTCATTTCAATGGTATCCGGATCCATTTTAGTATTTTCACCAT